TTATACTATGATTTTTTCTACTACTTTATGCACAGACTATTACACACCAAGTATTTTTACACAATTCATAAGATTCACCACAGAAAACCCAACCCGGACTACATAGATTTTTATAATGTACACCTAATTGAGGTACCGCTAACCAGCTCCGGGTTATTTATGGCAATGTATTTACACGAAATTTACATATATCAGTTGATGTCATGTATCTTATTTATAAATGCGCGAGGTGTCCTGGCCCACGATGCAAGATGTGCATTTTTGGTAGGCGACCATCATTTGGCCCATCACAAATACATTTACTGCAATTATGGCGAGTATTGGATGGATTATATTTTTGGCACAGCCCGCCAAGAATAGTAAAAAAATTTAATGTACACCAAAACAAACAATAAATCAATTCGTTAATTAACAAATTAATTTATATAACCTTTTTGTAATAAAATGACAGCCTTATCTGAATTATTCACCCCCACATTCTTGATGTTTTTGGGTATACTATTACTCGTTGTTGCGGTTGTTGTTGTTTACTTTGAAAGTAAAATGCGAGACCAAAATCACAAGATCGCGTCCATGTTAAGCCTTGTGTCTACTTTAGCAGAAGATATGAATGGTGTAAAAATGGGATTAAATCAGGTAGCAATGCATCAAATGGGAGGGCAACAAATGGGGCAAATGAACCAAATGAACCAAATGAACCAAATGAACCAAATGGGTACACAATCACCACCTTTAGAGAATTCTAATAAATCTCTCTATTTGCAGGAAACAAATAATCTAATAGCTGTTTCTGACGATGATGACAGCGACGAAGACACCGACTCCGTGATGGACGACTCAGGCTCCGACATTGACGCGGCTTCACTATCAGATGACGACCACGACTCTCACGACGAGTCCAGCGACGAAGATGAACACCTCGTGAAGGTCCTCCGGTTAAATATTCCGGCGCCCGGCAATAACGAAGATATGGGATTTAATGGGGCCGAGGAACTCGGTGATTTAGACGATTTAATGGATGAGGCGCTATCAGTGTCCAGCGATGACAGCTCAGAGTACCAACTGGATATACAGGCAAGCGACTTCATTTCTGCAGAGGAGATTAAGGACAAAACACACTTAAATATCTCCGCATCTGATTTGAAAACAATCAATATCAATTTAGAAGAAGGAGGAGAAGAACACGGAGTTGAATCAGTGGATTATAAAAAGCTGCCGTTGCCAAAGTTAAGAAATATTGTTACCGAAAAGGGATTAGCAGCAGATGCCGCAAAAATGAAAAAGAACGAGCTGCTTAAATTGCTTGAATCAGAATAAGATTTTATCTTGTAGTTATATAAATGAGTTGGGGCGTATGCTATTCTGGATCTAATAATATCAATTTCAACTTCCCACCTATTATGAGCGATGGAAGGAACTATGCACAGTGGCAGCCCTCTGCAGTGGTGAACGAGAGAATTCAACAAAAAGAGGGCATCACATCAAACTGGAACTATCGCCAATATTTGCAGAACAATGGCCTTCAAATCATGAACTACAATAGCGCTGAATCGTGCTACGAGTTAGGACTTGACCCTCATGTAAAATCCGACCGAACCCCGTCTGATAATGTACCGTACAAATTTAAAAATACATTTGACACCGCGAAGCCTGGGTTCGGATATTGCAACAGCGATTTAAAGAACCCCTATCTAACAAGAGAGCAGTTGAATGCCCGATTGATTGCACCCTCGGTGAACCCCGCAAATTACCAAAAGGGAAATATGTAATATAGCATTGCAAACAATATAATAATAAGTTTTATAATTTATTATTGTATGAAAATCTTGTCAATTGACGTTGGCATAAAAAATCTGGCATTTTGCCTTTTTGACAAACCCGCGGGTGCAGACGGGTTTAAGGTAACAAAGTGGGATATCGTCAATATATCCGAACAAGAGGAAATCGTGAACTGTTGTTTCGTTGAAAAGAACATAGCCTGCGACAAACCCGCAAAGTTTAAGAATAACGACGAGTGTTTTTGTTTAAAGCACGCGAAAAAACAGACATTGCAGGTGCCATCAGCAGAACAGGCACCGTCTTTTATTAACAAACAAAAGGTTCAAAAACTTTATGAGATTGCCGACAATCACAATATTAAGTACTCGTCAAAGGCTAAGAAACCAGAATTGGTCGCGGCAATTAACGATTATATTAGCGGGAGCTATTTTCAAACAATTGAGACCAAGAAGGCGGCCGATGTAGACCTCTTCAACATTGGGTTAAACATAAAGACCAAATTTAATAAGCTATTTGAGTCCGAAGGCAAAATAGAGTATGTTATTATTGAGAATCAGATCAGCCCGATTGCAACCAGAATGAAAACAATCCAGGGCATGATAGTCCAGTATTTCATCATGTCCAATATAACTATAGACCAAATAGAGTTTATTTCTGCCGGCAATAAATTGAAGGACTGTGATGCAAAAGACAAGTCCAATTATAGCGACAGGAAAAAACTCGGCATCTCCAAATGTTTAGGAATTATAACAGATACCGATAGATTTAACGAACACATTGAATACTTCAATAAACACAAAAAGAAGGACGATTTATCTGATTCGTTTTTACAGGGCATCTGGTTTATAAACAACAAAAAGTTCTAATGCAATTAAAATATATAATTTATTATTCGTAAGACTTAAAATTAAAAGTTCTAGTTAATGAATAGATATAATGGCTGACATGATTGAAATTACAGAACTCGACTTTGACGACAATAATTTCGGCGGAAATAGCGGTTTCGGCAAGTCCTCCAATTTTGGGGGCGGCCTGGAATTGCTTATGAATGACAAGATTAAGGAAAGCCGGAAGCCGACCAGCGACATTGATTTAGACGATTTGAATAACCTGGAAAACGAGTTGAATGATCTGGCTGATATCGAGCCATCTGTCAGCTCCAAGCCCAAGTCCGACTTCTTTAAGAACCCAAGTATGTCCTTTGATGAGCCCCGTAATATTAAGTTGGGCGAAGGCGACCCGTCTCTTGGACAAGCTACCTCCCAAACTGAATCTGACACCAAGACCTGGGATGGCTACGGCAAGTTTAATAACATTCCGATGAATCCTGACAGACAGGGGCCGGTTGAGCCGAAGTTGTCCAGAGAAGAAATGATGAAGGAGAAGTTCAAGTATCTTAGAAAGCTTGAGGCGCTGGAGAAGAAGGGTGTAGAATTGTCTAAGAAATACTCCATGGAGTCCTCGCTGCAGGAAATGATGGGCGAATATGAGACCATCATGGACGAGAAGAGCAAGCTGAATTCCGTCAAGTTTCAGGGCAATATGCTGATGGCAGTCATCAATGGTATGGAGTTTTTGAACAGCAAATTTGACCCCTTTGACGTTAAGTTGGACGGCTGGAGTGAACAAATCCAAGAAAACATAACTGATTATGATGATATCTTCGGTGAATTGCACGAGAAGTATAAGAGCAAGGCATCCATGGCACCCGAGTTAAAGCTGCTATTCCAGTTGGGCGGAAGTGCTATGATGGTTCACATGACAAACACCATGTTCAAGAGCGCAATGCCCGGCATGGATGACATTTTGCGACAAAATCCTGACCTAATGCGTTCGTTCCAGTCCGCGGCGGTGAACACCATGTCCGGCTCTAACCCCGGATTTTCGGGATTCATGGGCGGCCTAATGAACGATTCTGGCCGCGCAGGAGGTAACGGAATGGGGCCTCCGGCGCCAATGCAGACACAGGGCCCGAATGCGCCCCCACCACCAATGGGTAGACCAGGCAACAACAACTACAGCAGGCCAGACTTGAACATGAGTCGTAGCTCTTTCACAGACGATGGTATTAGTCTCAGAGAGAACTTTGAGCGCCCGGACGTGCAAGATAGAACGAGTAGAAAGCCGACATCGTCGCCTCGTCCTGAAATGAAGGGCCCCAGCGATATTTCTGACATCCTATCTGGGTTGAAGACAAAGACAATTAATATTCAAGAGCCTGTGCCTCAGCAGCAATCAAACAACGATAGCAGTACGATAAGCATCAGCGACCTTAAGGAGCTACAGGCCGAAGGAACTATGCCAAAGCGCAGTGGACGCCGCAAGAAGTCCGCGAGCAACACGGTTTCATTGGATATCTAAGTAAAATTTTTATATGCGTTACAAAAATTTTATATGTTATTATATTAATATGTCAAAGAGACCGCGCGGATTGACGCCCCTACAAGTTCCAATCGTTCAAGAACCAACATCTGACGATGGTTACACGGACGTAGAAGCCAGCAGCAGAGGCAGCAGTATCAGAGACTCCCCAGACACTATAGCACCTGAAAGCCCTGAAGGGATTGGATACAGCGTTCCACTCCAAATACAACGACCTATGCCAGTTCCGCCTAAGTTTGCATCCCTGCTTCTGCCGAACAATATTATTAATATTGAGAATATACCGGAAGGGAATTTTGGGGATATGATTAGCCCGAAAAGATCAAATACCCGCAAATTTTTTCTCAGAAAAAAATCACCAGATTCATTAGCATCAGTGTCATTTGGCGTAGAAATATATTTTTTTCAAAATATAGCGGAAAATACCTTTACAAAAACGTTTGTTTATAGTAAATCCAATGACCCTCAAACCGTCCTCGTCAAGATATTATCTGAGGTGTATTATCATAAAAAATTCTACGATTTACAGGAAACGTGCAAATTTAAGGCTCCAAAACTAATTGAATACGGATATGTAGAAAATGGTGCGAGCGAGGTCTCTAATGAATTTAATGAAAATAATGGATTCATGTTTTACGTGAAAATGGAACGTACAGATGCGCTGCAGGTATCTAAACTAACCGGAGATGATGCGATTGCTAAGTGTAATGCTGTCCGGTCTAAATTAGTTGAGATTAGTGATTGTTTAGAAAAAAACAGTCTGTATCACAATGATTTGAGTGCGGACAATGTAATGATTAACAGAGATGGAGATATTGTCATTATAGACTTCGGAGAGGCTGGTGATACAATGACACATATTGCGGTGTTTGATAATTTTTGCCCCAGAGAAAAAAAGAGGGCAGACCCCGGAGTTGAAGGCGGTCGCAAATCAAGAAAACGCATCAAGGTCATAAAACGAGGCGCAACAAAAAAGCGTCCTGCAAAAAGGATGCGGCGTACAATAAAGAAACGCCGTTCTTCCCGTCGTGCCAGAAAATAATTGTTTATTATCATATCATCTTATCATCTTATCATCTTAACTTTACAAGATCGCTTTAAAGTTAAGCCACTTACAATTATTCCACTGTAACAACCTTGGCAAGTCCTTGTGTTTGTCCCCAAACGATACGCTAATTTACTTAATGCAAATAGTATTTAGGCAAATATCATATTAAATTTTAATATATTAGATAAATAATGAAACCGAGAATAAGACAAGCTAATCCAACAAATGGAACATGTGCAAATACAAGTGCAAATGCAAATACAAATACAAATACAAACTCCATGACCAAATGTCATAAAGGAGGAATCAAAATCAGAGATACAGGAAATGGATCCGCACTAAACCCGCTGGCAAATGTAAACCCCTTTGATAATCCGAATGAAGAGAGAAATGTGGTACCAGTCTACGACAAGGCAGATTATTCGCGACTGGACCTAAATATTGACAACTATTCGCGGGATGACTTATTCAAACTGTTTGGCCTTAAAAGCGCAAACCTAAGCGAGAATGTTATGAAGGAATGCAAAAAACTGGTGTTAAAAACCCATCCCGACAAATCCCGGCTGGACGAGAAGTATTATGTTTTCTTTGCAAAGGCATATAACAAGTTAAAGGGCGTCTATGATTTCCAAAATAAAATGCAAATGAAGAAAACTGCCGATACAAATGAATATTTTGACAGAGACAATGGGGCCGTTTTAGAAAAGGTATTTGACACAAACGAGAAACTAAAGGAGCCGCGCAATTTTAACAAGTGGTTTAACGACCAATTTGACAAGCATAAGCTGGAAGACCCCAACGAGACCGGCTATGGTGGGTGGCTCAAGTCCGACGAGGATATCGTTTTTACTGCCAACGTAACCAAGGCAAATATGGCGTCCGAAATTGAGAAACGAAAGAAGGAGGTACAGAGTCTCACTACATATACAGGTGTCAAGGACCCATGCGCATCCACGTTTGGCGGGTCATCGCTCATGTCGTATGACAGCAATTTCACATCAGGTTCTCTCTTTACAAGCGACGGGATGGGATACACCGATTTGCGGCAGGCATACGTTGAGTCTGTTATTCCAGTAACCGAAGATGATTATAGGAAAACAAAACAATTTAGAAGTGTGGATGAATACAAGCGACATAGAGACTCTGTGAATACGGTGCCGCTCAGCAAGGAGGAGGCCATGCGCCAACTATTTAATGAAAATAAGCAGAAAGACGAGGAGTCCGCCGCGCTGGCCTTCTATTATGCTCAACAATCTGAGAAGGCGGCAAAAAATCAGGACATCTTCTGGTCGGGGCTAAAACAGCTAACAAATAAGTAAATAGGAAAATATGCAAATAAGTAAATAAGTAAATAAATAAAACATATAAAAAGTTAATCTGCCTCTATTGTAATGACGACCAAATTTGAAAATGGATTATTTATTTTTCGGCGCGACTTTAGAATAATAGACAACAATGCGCTGAACCTATTAAATGAGCGGTGCAACAAGGTTTTTACTATATTCATCTTTACACCTGAGCAGGTGGGCTCTGGTAACAAATACAAATCAGACAACTCTGTTCAGTTTATGATTGAGTCGCTCCAAGACTTGGCCGGTCAAATATCGCGGGCCGGGGGTCATTTGTACACATTCTTTGGTCACAACGATGAGATTGTGGAACAATGCATCCAAGATTTTAAAATTAATGTAGTCTGCTATAACCTGGATATTACGCCCTATGCTAAGGAACGCGATGCCCAAATTGTCAGAGTATGTGAGCGCACCAAGACGTATGTAATGTACGACCACGACTACTACTTGCACGAACCCGGCGTCATTGTCAATTCAACTGGTGGGCCATATCAGAAATTTACACCTTATTACCAAGCGGCGCTTAAATTGAAAGTTGACCCACCAGCGCGGGCGAGGAAAATGCGGTTTGCGCAAACCACCGCACATATTGCCAACAGAATTGGTCTTACCGAGGCGCTACACAATTTTACGCATATAAATCTGGATATTTTAGTGCACGGCGGGCGAAGCAACGCAATAAAACAGCTGAAGACGGCCGCCAAAAACATACAAAACTATCCACAAACCCACAACTCGTTGAATCATCCAACAAGCCAGTTAAGCGCTTTCATCAAATTTGGCTGCGTTTCAGTAAGGGAAGTGTATAAGACATTTCGGACGAAGCGCGATTTTATTAGACAGCTATTTTGGCGCGATTTCTACGCAAATGTCTTGTACTCCTTCCCGCATGTGCTGGGACACGCAATGAAACCAAAGTACGATAAGGTGAAATGGCACTTTAGTGCGCGGTGGTTTGATGCGTGGTGTAATGGTACAACTGGGTTTCCAGTAGTGGACGCGGGCATGCGTCAATTAAATAAAACCGGCTACATGCATAATCGCGCCCGCTTGATCGTAGCATCATTTTTAGTAAAGACGCTCCTCATTGATTGGCAGCGAGGCGAGCAATATTTTGCAACCAAGCTGACGGACTATGACCCCGCAAGTAATAATCTCAACTGGCAATGGTGTGCATCAAGTGCCGTTGATAGTCAGCCGTATTTTAGAATTTTTAACCCGTGGAGACAGGCCGAGAACTTTGACCCCGACTGTGAATACATCAAAGAATGGGTGCCAGAGCTGGCGGCGCTTCCCGCTAAGGATATACTGAATTGGGAGACAAAGTGGACCGAGTTTCCAGATACTAAATACCCGAAACCAATATGCGATTACAATACTCAAAAAGATAAGGCCCTTGCAATGTTGGGGGCGGTTTTCAAGTAGCGGTTGATACATTGGTTAAGAATAAGAACGATGAAACGCAATTCATATGAAATTTAAGAAGGATTTAAGGGAAATACATTTTTGACATTTTAATTTCTCAATAATGTATATAATGGATATTAGCATTCCTGCCCCGGAAGGTGAAGGTGAAAGCACAGTATTTACAAATAAGGTTTGGGCCGACCACGGTAAGCCACAAATCCTGCTTCTAGAAGAGGGCTGGACCAATATTGGCCCGGAAGCGTTCTTAGACGCGAAAGAATTGCTGGGGATTCGTATTCCAGCATCTGTGGTTAGTATTGAAGCAAACGCGTTCATGAATGCGACAAATTTACATCAAGTAGCATTTGTGGAAGATTCTAAGCTCAAATCCATTGGAGATAATGCGTTCTCTGGCGCCACATCTTTGGTAAATATTAACATTCCAGTTGGGGTCACTGATATAGGAAGTGGGGCGTTTGCTAATACACAATACTTGAAAAACAAAGTATCGCCGGCTGGCGGTAAAAAGGGGACAATAAAACGAGGCACCCGTCGCATGTCACGAACGAAGAAGGCAAGAAGAACGATGAAGGCAAGAAGAACGATGAAGGCAAGAAGAACAATGAAGGCAAGAAGAACAATGAAGGCAAGAAGAACAATGAAGGCAAGAAGAACAATGAAGCGCAAATAAAAGAACCTATATTACGGATGACGTGTTAATGGAATATATATAAACAGGGGAGTGGAAACGTCCACCTGACTAAATAGCCGTCGCAACATCGTTAAAAAATCAATTTATTATTCGCTTGTATAATAAATGGATTCCATAGCAATTTTATTTAACAAAGGAGGGCTTTTATTTTCGCGGGTCGCTCAAAATCAATACAGACTCACCTTTAATATACAGAACAACAACATCGTTCTTGCACAAATTATTGATTTTAGCCTAATTAAGCTCATTTTTGACCTGAACCCGGATATATACGAGAGGGTTAATGTGTCCCCCGTTTCTGAATCCGAAGTGGTCGCTACGCTGCTTATGAAACACCTCTTTGAAGATCTCGGGTTGGCGCAGAGGTTCTCACATATTCGTGTTACAAAGGCAGTTGAAGAGAGAAGCATTATATTCAACGCGCAATCTATTAAGGGTGTTAGACCCGAGGGTATGCCAGCAGAGGCTGAGCCAGTTGCGATTCGCGAGTTAACCTGCGCATGCAATATGGTGACACCCCATGCAATCGCATTTGTCGTAGATGTTACATTTGACCGGGCCACGACAATACCGCAGTTTGTAGAAAAAATCGTCGGAACCGTTTTATTCAAAATATTTAGCCGCGTAAAACAGTTTATAGAAAACGTAAGGCTATAATATAGTATAGTTTAATGGGCTACCTTAAAGAATTTCTCTTTTTATTCAATGTTGTATCTATTGTTTGTTCAGAGTGTGCAATGTATTGTATATTTAGGGATTATGGCCAATTTATTCACGGAATTACACACCGACTCGCGCAGATAAACATTCTGTATGTCAAGGTATTTCAGGCAATTGCGCTGAACAATAACTTTATTGACGAGAAGATCAACAAACAGCTATTACGGTTTACGGACAATGCCCCGTGGACTATAAAGGACATCAATATACCGGACCTGGTAGACATTAGCGAAAAATACAACCTCATTATGGATGATGGATATGAAACCCCTATTAACTCGGGCATGATTTCGCTTGTGTTCAAAGCATATCGCCGCGGTACGATGGCTCCCATGATTATAAAAATGAAACGCGTAAATATTGACGGCCAATTGAATGATGCAATTGAAAATCTGAAAACGGTGCTATATTTTCTCTCCTTTATTCCTCTATTTGACAAATACAGACTGGCTGAGTTGGTCAATAAAAACATGGACCTTATTCGGCAACAAACCGATTTCATGGAAGAGGTTAAAAATACAAATATAATGAAGGAAAATTGCAAAAGATTGAAATATGTCAAGATCCCTACCATAAATAAGGAGGTGACCGAGAAATATCCGAATTGCATATTGATGGACTACATTAATGGTGTGAAAATTACCGAGATACTTGAAACAGATTATGACGGGTTTGCAAAGCAGGTCCTGAAGTTGGGTGTAGTGACGACGCTTATTCACGGGTTTGCACACGGAGACCTACATGGAGGGAACATATTATTCATCAAGGATGATGCTGACGAAAAATACAAATATAAGCTGGGAATAATTGATTTCGGGATTGTGTATAATATTGATCCGGAATATAGGCATCTCTTGTTTGAGGTCGCTACCAAGGCGCTGGATACGCCTGCTGTAGAGATGGCAACCAAACTGTTAAACTCGAGTATGATAGACCCGCCCAATATTTTCCAGCAAATACCGGCAGTTCATCGCGACAATATTATTCAGTTTACGAGCAAGATTTTAGATGAAACCATTCACAAGTCTAAACAAGCGTGCCAGACGCAGGTATATCGGTTTCTCAAGATGATTACCGAGTATTTAAATACGTCAGACATTTCTGACATTGGTATAAGGCCGAGCGACAACTTAATTAAGACGCAAATGGTGTTGGCGATGGCCCACGGGGTAACAATGACACTGTGTCGCGGAGACTTTGTTCCATTTGCCGAAAAGGTCATGAATGAATTATTTCACACGGATATAATCATGTGACCCTGGTCTAATATTTTATAGACTGCCAAGGCGTAAGGATAAATATTATTGATTTATTATCTATCATATTTATATGTCTAATCTGTCTAATAAATCCAATCAGTCCAATAAATCTCATGATATAATTATTATTGGTGGCGGTATTTCGGGCCTTTATAGTGCATATAAAATTTTACAAATGGCGCCTGGAACTAAATTATTAGTTCTTGAACGTTATAAAAAACACTGGCTCGGCGGCAGAGCGGGAAATGAAATGTTTCATGGAACCGTTGTTGTGAATGGCGCGGGGGTTGGCCGTAAAGAAAAGGATTTCCTATTAATTAACTTATTACAGGAACTTGAAATACCATATGATGAAGCTCATGCTACACATAATTACGCATCTACTATTTCTCCGCCATGCAACGTGAAAAAAGTATTTAATTTATTGAAAAAACACTTTAAGGATGCAACAAGTAAAGGACCTGTCAGAAAAACATTTAGGGAGTTTGCGTTGCCTATCTTAGGAGCAGATATGTATAAACACTTTACCGTTTGCTCTGGATATACTGACTACGAAAATGAAGATATATATGACACGCTATATCATTATGGAATGGAAGACAATTATGCCAAGTGGACCGCTCTATATATCCCATGGAAACAACTCGTTGACACACTTTCTAAAAAGGTTGGTCTAAAAAATATTCGCACATCCAGTAATGTGGATTACATTGAAAACCCATCTCAGTGCAATTTCGTTGTTCACACGGATAAAAATGTCTCTTATTCATGCAATAAAATTATTTTAGCCACTACCATTAGCAGTGTTTTAAAACTGGTTCCTGGCGCAAACGATAAAAACAGTATCTATCAACAAATTCACGGGCAAGTATTTCTGCGTTTATATGGAAAGTTTTCAAAAGCGTCTGTACAAATTATGAAAGAATATGTTCACGGCCTAACGATTGTTCCTGGACCACTTCAGAAAATTATTCCCATGGATCCGGATAATGGTGTATATATGATTGCGTATTCGGACAACGAGGCCGCAAAGAGTTTAAAACCGTACTTAGAAAATACACCAGAAAATAGAGAGTATTTTTGCAATTTATTAGAATTGTCACTCGGCATACCCAGCGGAACGCTTCATCTAAATGCTATATTGGATTTTTATTGGCCAATTGGCACTCATTATTATGACCCTCTCTCTGCTAATTTCAAAAATCGCAAGGAATTTATTAAGAAAGCGCAGACACCATTACCAGGAATGCTTGTTGTAGGAGAGATGATTAGCATGAACCAAGGCTGGACGCAAGGTGCGCTTGAAAGTGTAGACTCGGTTGTTACTAAAAAATGGGTTGACAAACAATGTTAGACCTTTTAGACAATTAGCCCACAGTTTTTATATAATAGAATATATATAATGGAAAAGGGACGAATGATGTTGTTGCATTCTGTAATAATCGGTATTTTATTATACATCTTTATGATTTTTATGCTTGGTCAAAGACAACCTGTCGCCGAAAACAGAAGCATTTTGTTGGCTGCGTTGGTATTGGTATATATGATCTTGTTTGGCCATGGAATGCCGACCTCAATAAACGCAAATTTATTTTGAGTATATTATTAGAATAATTATTAGAATAATTTTAATAATATATGCGTTTTCAATCTCTA